TACTTTTTATCGTTAAGTTTCCTAATCGATTAAAATAAAAAATGGAGACTCAGGGTCTCCATTTATATATTTATTTTAAGAAAATGCTAAGAAATGCTAAGAATTAATTGAATACATCTTCAAAATAGTCTGCTCTAAATGATAGTGATATTTTGTAAGGTGTTGTTCCGTTTGTGTAATCTAAGTCCATTGCTTTAATTTGATCTACTGGGAAGCAATTAACTAATTTAACTCTTCTAAATACATCTCCTTGTTTATTGAAGATAGAGACAAGTATGTAAGTTCCTCCAGCATAGGTAGATTTTATACCAGTAGCACCAGTTAAAGGATTGTAAACTAAGTCAGACCATTGTCTAAGTGTTTTGAACACGTAGTTACTGTTGTTGTCGTCTAAGTTGGTTTCAAAATCGATTCTAACTTTTACCCCAGTATCATCAACAGCTGCTGCTGCATATCTTCTTTTAGAGAACTTGTATCTTTGTTCTGCTATTCCTGGGTTTTTATCAACCGCAAGACCAGCTACTGATAGAACGTTTTCTACTAGTAGTGTTCTTCCGCCGTTTCCTTGCGGATTTCCTACACCAACTGGAGGTTGAATAATAACCTCGAACTGGTTAAGATAAACTGGTTCGTATAATTGAACCGCTGCCTTTGAGGAGCTAAAATGTGGTAATCCTGCCATTTCTTTTTAATTATATAAATACGTCATCAAAGTAATCAACTGCCCAAGTAACATTTAATTTGTAAATAGACGTTTGAGTGTAATTTAAAGCCATCTCAGGAATAGGTGTACTAGGAAAGCAATCTCTAAGGTTAATCTTTCTATAAACATCTCCTTGTTTATTGAAGACGTTGATTAGGATATTACCCGCATAGTTTGCTTTTAATCCCATTGCACCTGTTAGAGGATTGTAAATTAAATCTGACCACTGACGAAGTACTTTAAAAACATACATTGAATTGTCATCATTTAAGTTGACTTCAAACTCTATATCACAATCTAAACCAGTTCTTTGAGGAGCTGCTCCCGCGTAATATCTTTTAGCAAATTTATATTGCTGTGTTATTTCTCCAGGGTTTTGATCTACCTGTAATCCAGAAACTCTAGTTACTTGTTCTAAAAGTATATTATTACTTCCAGGATTTCCTTGCGGAATAGCCACACCTGTAGGTGGACTTATAGTAACCTCAAACTGGTTGAGGAAAACTGGTTCGAACTTGTTAATAGAAGCCTTCGAACTTGAATAGTGTGGTAATCCTGCCATGTTTTTATTTTATATATTTAACATTCTTTTTGATCATCAAATTTATTAACTAAATTGGATAAATCCTCCAGAAGCAATACCACCTGTTCTAGTAACTGTCATTCTATTAATAAACTTATGAATTCCTCTTGCAGGCTCGATAATAACGTCGATGATACCGATATTTTGATCGATGATTGCAGGAGTATTGTTCGAAGAGTCCATAATAGTTAAGTAGTTATAAATACCTCCTACTGATCTTACTCCAGTTAAGTAGTTGTCTACTAAAGTTTTAATCTCAAGTCTTACTGAATCTTCGTTGAAATCGAAAACGTAGTTTGCTAAGATCTCTTCAATTGCAGATTCTACTGTGATTAATAAATCTCTAACGTGTAAGTTATTAAATGCTGAGTTAGTTCTTTGGTAGCTTGTTTGGTTACCGTAGATAACTACACCAACTCCTCTTTTACGGATGATTGGGTTGATACCAAATGGCTCTAAGTATTCTCTATCTTGAAGATCGAAGTCATACTCAAGTCCAACTAAGTTACCAGCTGAAATAATACCTCTTTTAACACCTGCTACGATTGAATAAGGTTCACCTGTGATAAACTTACGGATGAAGTTATTAGATACGTATGGTGCTGGTGGAACGTTTAAGTTTTTACCGTTATCTCTAATCGTTAAGAACGGAGAGAAGAATCCAGAGAATTTAGCTCCTTGATCTTCGTCAGGAAGAGAGAATGTGAATGAAGGATTTAAACTTAAATTACCTCCGTCTGCGATATATCTAGCTTGTAAAATTGGTGCTGGATCTGTTGCAGTAGGTGCAGAAGTAAATCTAGGATCTTGTGATTCTGAGAATTTCTGCATTGAGGGTACGTTACAGATTGCCATACATTTTTGTCTGTTCTTAGCAAGTCTTGTAAGTTGGTATTTACAGTTTGGTTGAATACCTCCGTCAAATGTATCTACCACATATCTGAATGTAATAACGTCAGTGTCTGCAAGAGTTCTAGCTAAGTTAGTATTGTAAAGTACATCTAAAATAGCATTCATTCTTACATCTGTTCCATTTGGAACTGAAGCTGCTTTAATAGCTGCTCCTGGTAGATACGTAAAGTTGAATGATGTAACAAACTCTTGTACAGATTTGAACTTCCATACTCTTGTGGTTGTACCAGGATAAAGCTGAATAGGTCTTTCTGTCTTAACTTGGATTGTATAAACTCCAGGTGAAGAAGCAGAAGCTACAGTTTTAACTTCAAGTACTCTTGTTAGTCTAGACTGTAAATTTTCAGTTAACGGATTATCATAAGTCTGAGTGTCAGTAGAAACTAATAGATCTCCTACTTTAATACCCGATGAATTAGCCTCAGCAACTGTCATTTCAATAATGTTAGGTGCTAACTGAGTAATAATATCAACATAATCGCTAAGATTACCGTTAGTTGAAACGACATTAAAGCTTAAACCTGTTGTTAAGTTTGTACCTATAGGAAGCGAACTAACATAAGTTGTGTTCCAAGTTGCAATAACTTCTGGTGTTGTAAATGTATCATCAGCATACGCTCTGCATACTAGGATATTAAATCCGTCTCTATCAACGTTATTTTCAAACTTAAGATATTGAAGAAGTGATCCTGTATCATCTTTCCAATCAATATCACCATCGCTGATATTACCTTTTACCCAGTCTCTGTACATTGCGGAGTTTTCGTAAGCTAAATAGCTATCAGTTCCTATTGGAATATCAGGTGAGAAGAAAACGTCATCATTATCAAAGTAGTCAGGACTACCAATTTGGTAAGCATCTAATGTACTTTTGTTTGTTTCGTACCAAGGCTCAACGTATGTTATAGATGCAGTAGAACCAACAAGAGGATGTGATAATCTTAATCTTATTTGTGTTCTTTGTCCTACAGGTAATGTTGAATTAGTTATTGTTTTAGCTTCTACTACTTTTAATTTAACAAGATCTCCAGCATAGAATCCTAAATATCCAGGAGTTGGTAGGTTAGATGTAACTTTACCAAGTACCCATCTAGCTCCAGGAGCATCATTATCAGTAGTAACAAATGAGCTTAATGTAGTAATCTGAGCGTCATGATTTACAGAGTTAGTAAATAATGTATCGATATAAATAGCTCCGCCATCTCTATTAGAAGCATTGTAAGTGTCCCATAGAGTTGTAGGTATACCAGCATCTCCAGTAGCATTAAATAATGTATCTTCTGCTAAAGTTCCTGTTTCTGGTAAGATATCAAATCCAGTAGAAGGAGAAACTCCAGTATCTGTAATCTCTGTACCTCCAGTAGATCCTGCAATGTTCTTATAATATGTGAAATCTGCAAATAGATTTTGGCTATACGATAAGAAATTAAGATTCTTAGGATTTGTTGTGATATCTGCATCCGGTCCAATCTCGTCAACTAAGTGGTGACCAACTAAGTCAATTACTGAAGAGTTGTTTTCTAAATCATCTAAAGCTTCTTCGTTAACTGCACAGAAGATACCAGTTGTTTGAGCTTGGTTATTAATCAATGTCTGAATGTATCTAAGAGTACCGTTTTGATCTACGAAGTTAGGAATAAGTGTACCAGTTACTGTTGTAACGATATTAATTCCGTCTTGTGCTAAGAAGTTATCAATTTGTGCCTTAATGAATCCTTTTGAAGTGAAATATGCACTGTAAACTGGGTCATTTGCTAAAGCTTGGTAATCTGTCCAGTTACCGCTAATTGCAATTACATCAATAAACCAATCAGAAAGATAATCGTACTGATTCATGAAAGAAGGCACGTTATCTGCTCCAAAATATTCTCTAGCAGTAATATCGAATCCTTTTAAAGGGAAAGGTGAGTCAAGAGATTTTCTAACAATAACACTTACAGGATTTTGTCCTATATTAACTAAGCTAAATAGCTTTCTAGAATCTGGTTTTGATCCTGATGTATCTTCAGTTGCTAAGAAATAATTAGTATCAGGGAACCAGAATTTCTCCTTGTTGTAATAAGAAGATACTAATTTGTCTTGTTTTGTTAATGGATCTGAATATCCTCCTGTTGCATTATTACCATTTTGCTCTTCCGTATCAACAGATAATGCACGATATCTAGCAACATCAGCACCAGCAGCAAAATCAGGATCTCCGTTTACATCTACTGTATTATTAAGTATTCTAAGATTTAATGCAAATACAGGTCCACTTCCTAAACATGTTAGTACAGATCTGTGGAAAAAAGATCCTTTTTTCTCTAAGGTTTTATCAATTCCTCCAAAAACTGCTTGAAAAGTTGTGATGTCCGGGCAGTATACTGGAGTATTAAAAGGTCCAATATTAGAATAACCAACAACCAAACGAATTGTTTGTGGATTGATTATAATATTTTCCGAAGCATCAAACTCCAAAGTGTAAACACCAGATGCTTTGAATTGTGATAAGTCAAGTTTAACTTGTTTGGCCATCTCTAATTTTTATTTTTTTATATATCGAAGAAGTTCGCTTCTTTAGACTTCTTTTTCTATGTATATATCATTCTTTCTTTAGGAATCAAGGAGGCCATTCAAGAAAGTATAGTTTGACATCTCATTATTTCTATTTTGTATCTCTTCTACTGAATCGTTTAGTCTTTCCTCTATAAGATTTCTAAATTTTTCAGGAATAACATCATATAGTTCTGATACTGTTTCTTGAAAATCCCCATTGTCGAATACACAGTTGAGATTAACTAGTGTCATTGCTATATCATCCTTACCTATTTGGCTAGAGAAACTTCCATTAGAGTTTATACCAAAATTCGTTAATTCATGGATCGTATTTTTTTCTGAAGGGATTATTTTATATGATCTTGTGTTTATTTTAAGATCGTAGCAGAATTTTTCTTTATTTCTTACCGTAAGCTTTACCCCTGGTCTTAATTTAGATGTAGCCTCTGAATGTTTAGTGTAAACAAACATCTCATCATAAAAATCTTCACCATCAAGTAATTTACTCATTAGTAATTCACCTTTATAATCCATCTCCAATACGATCCTTGTATTTTCTTCCCCTAATATATGAAGTACTAAGATTTCAACAAATGCTTTAAGCTCGTCTATTTGAACAGTATTAGATCTATAAATGCCTACCTGAAGTAAACAGAAGAAGTCACTTTCATCCTCGAAGAATTTTTTATTCTTTATGCTGGTGGTTGGCATAGGAGTAACTTTAAAAATATTAACTACAGAAAAGTCACCTCCACCTCCACCTGCTGTATCTATAGAGATATAAAATTTTTGAGCATCCTTTTCAAATATTGAAGCGGGATCGAATTTAGGATGCCACACTAGACTTGTATAATCTATAGGACTCATCTCAAAAGAAGATAGCTCGTGAAAAACAAAACTCTCTTCGTTTGTTTTTAATCTTTTAAGCGTCGGCGAATCTAATAGTAACCTAGATGAAGAAAGAAATTGACACCCGTATTCTTGATTGAAGTCTTCTTCTGATCCTAATGCTGCTATCTCCTTTTTCTTCCATTCCTCATCTCTATTGGGAATCTGCCACCATTCAACTCTAATTGGGTTAAATTCATTCTCCCCATCAATTGCGCCTTTATACAATTCCCAGAATTTATTCATCCCATTTGGGGTCGATGTAATAATAACCCTTGCAATCTGTGATGAGGATATTGTGGGATAAACCGATTTGAAGAATTGATTAATGAAGTTAGGATTAATGTGAGCGAACTCATCCATGTATAACATATGGATTGTATAACCGATAGACGATGTTTTAGTCGTCGTCTTAGCCATTATTCTACATCCGTTATCAAACTTCATGGTCATCACATTATAAACGATTAGACCAGGCTTTAAGAAGAAAGGTAGTCCTTTCATAATAACTTTGATCTTATCCATTAACTCTGCAGCTGTATCCCCGATATTTGCCATAATCATGGCATTTTTCTCGTAGTTAAATAGTAGGAACCAAAGAAGAAATATAGATGATGTAATAGTTTTACCAGATTGTCTAGGAGAAACAAAAACATTTTTCCTGTGGAACTGATATTGATTTAGAATTTGTATTTGATAATCTCTGAGCTGTATTTGTCTAATGCCCTCATCAGTCATAACGTGACAATACTTGTTAGCAAAATAAACAACATCAGCGGCACATCTTTGCATTTCCTCTAATTCCCATTCGGTATATTCAAAAAGAATATTACCCTTTCTAAGCTCAGGATCATTCTCGTGAAACGGATTGTCCACATCTTTATAGTCTATCCCATGCTCTTCTGCATTATAGATAAGAGTACCAACTTTTTCCGTCGACCAATAATTATTACCTGATTTATCTTCAGCCATATTTTTATATTTATTCGAAGATGTCGTCCTCTATTTCAAAGTACTCGTCATCGTCGCCACCCAAAAGGTCGGAGGTTCCCCCGTCTTTAGTCTTGGGATTTATTAGATTGTCTTTCGGCATTACTATTTCTGCCTCCTTAACCATACTACCATTTTTCATGATATTCTGTAGATTTTCCATTAAAGATTTATTACCTCTAACTTTAAGAGCATCCATATTATCTTTAGATTGTATTAGATTACCGTCTGAATCAAATTCTATATTTTCTTTGTTTATCTCTGCAGATTCGCTTTTTAATTGCTTATAGTTCTTTTCCATTTGAGTCATATAATTGGAAAAGTTTTTAGGCATTTGCATTATCTGATTTTGTAGCTGTGCTAGAACCTCGAATAATCTTGGCTCCATTCTTCCTGAATCTATCTCCTCAACTAATTTTGATATAGCATGTTGAGCAGTTCTTATCTGAAAAGCCATTGTTGAAATATTTAATGCGTCTATCTTTTGTTTGTGTCTAATATAGTTATCAGCAGGAAGATTTTCCATATCATTATAAAACTTTGATAGCGAGTCTAGTATTGCTCTAGCTTCCACTTCGACCTCAGTTTTAACTGTATCTACATTTATAAACCTTTGAGGCTTCATTGGCGGTATATCAGGAGCACTTAATCCTGCAAGCATTTCGTCCGCCAAAATGATACCATCGAGTCTATCCTTGAGGTTAAGCTCTTGTTCTTTTGAAAGATTATTTTTTTTTGGTTTTCTTCTTGGCATAAATTATCTGTTTCTGGCAATTTTTGGAAGTTTCAGTACCGGTTTAGCGTTATCTATAATAATACCCAACTGAGCATCATCTATTATATTCTGATTTAGTATTGTTGATTGTTTTTCCTCTTCTACCATGTATTTAAAAAATCTATAGTTCGTTGCCCACAATGGACAAGATCTAGTTTTGTAAGCATAATTATTAGTTCCATAAAAAGGACTATCGTAATTTTCTTCTATAACAGGAAGTACATTAAATGTATATGCCTGTGTTGTCACACCATCCAAAGAATGTACTAAGCTCAAATCCGAAGTTTGTGTTGTAGGATTCTCTGGGTCATAAGTTAACTTCCAAACCTTTATTGAATATTGTCTAAAAACGTTAGAGAAATTAAAAACGAATCCAAACCAATCGTCAACGCTAGGTATAAAAGGGCCTAATGTGCTTGTGATCCCAGCTCCAAAAGGTGAAGAGATCTCTAAGTTATTTATCCTTATTCTAAAACTACCTGTTTGTAGGTAGTTATTAGTTGTTGGACTTTCTACTGCGTTCGATCCGCTCCATATAAAATCTAGATATAACCCTTGTCCGTTATAATAGCCATCAAACAATATTCTAGACTGTGCCTTCTGCGCTTTCCATCCAGCAGTATTAGCAGGTGCTGGTGCACCTCCGTCCTTAACAGTAAATCTAAATCCATCTACAATATTTAGTATTTCAAAACCACCAGATCTGATTGAGTCTCCTAGGATAGAAACATAACCATTAGGATTAGGCCTAATGTGAAAATTGTGAGGTATAGGATATGTTGTATAAGTTATTTCTCCACTTCCTATGTTATCTATTGAAATTGGTAATTTAGGTGAAGGCTTGGGAACTAATTTACTTCTGTCCAGATAATTTCTAGTTCTAAACCAGCACATAAATGATCTTTCATCTGCATCAGTAAGAACAGGATCTGCTTTCCATCTAACAGCATCTCTTTCTTCGTCAGTCCATCCAGAAGCAGGAGATACAGGATCTATAGTGTTTGGATCATCTACAAATATCTTATCTAGATCATAATAATTATTAAATACTATTGTCCAGTTGTTATTTAGATCATATTCGATAATAGGTAGATCTTTATTTATGTATGATCTTGTAGGATCTTCTAATCTTCTCTGTGATGTAACCGCATATTGCTGTGGCTTAGTTGCGTCAGTTTCTTGATTTTTCACTTCTTCGCCAAATAAATCCTTTGTGTTTACTGTGTAATCAAGTAATCCAGTTCCATCCACAGCATCAGTAAATGTTGTGTTCTTTTGAACATCGTATTTTACTAATTGTATTTTAAAATATACTGGATAGTTATTTATGTCTCTAAAAACGTACATTGAATCTATACGGTATATTCTATTAGTTCTAGGAAAATAAATAATATCTCTCTTTCTTGGCTGAGATCCCTTACCAAAAATCCCTTCAAAATATTTTCTATCTATATGAATTTCAAAAGGCTGGTTAAAATTTAATCCCCACGTTTCAAATGTTAAAGCTGCATCCGGGAATTGGTTATTAGGCACCATTACCTTCACGCATTTCTCATCAACAACGTCAAATAATGTATACTCTTTTAATAGAACATCTTTTCCTCTACCTTGTGGTTGTACTGAATAATACACCACCTCGTGGCCAAAAACATTATTTACAACCTTACTTAGATCCTGATAGAGATTTATTGCTCTGTTTATATCATAAGGTCTAAATGTAAAATCACAATCGCTAAAAACTATAGGATAGTTAGTTAGCTCTCTTCCACAAATTGGTGCAGGCGGTGCTGTCATTAGATCTCTAGGATCCACAGTAGCATAAGTTAAATCCAGCTCAAAATCATTTAATATTATTGGAGGACTTAAATTAGTTCCTGGGGGAAAATAAGGGCTAGAATTTTCATCTGAAGCAGCAGTTAATCTTATTTCTATCCATAGGGGATTTGCCGGAGATATAGGAAGAGCCTGTACTGCTTGTTCTGTTAGCTCACTCCACAATGACCAGTTATCTCCATTAATACTCCACCTGAATTCCAGATAAAGAAAAATACTAGGAGGATTCTCTCCACTAGCATCTATAATCCATCCATTGAAACTTTGTACGTTCTTAAATGAATCGCTGTAGGAGATTATCCTATAATTGCCGATTGATGTAAATTCTATTAGTTCTGCCATTTTGGCTTTCTGTTTGTAATATATATCAGTAAAAATGTTATGAAAAAATTAAGAGCAGCAATGGACAGGTTTAGCTTCGGTCAACTTACTTCAAATTCCGACGGTAAAACATCAGGAAGTGGTACGGCGGGACTTTATATTGTATTTATTGGAGGTGTTTGTTTTTTTCTTGGATGTATAGATAAAATGTTTCTTGATAAGAGTGTAGATATTTTAACACAATCTATTATTATGATATCTATAGGAGCAACACTTTTAGGATACAGAAAATCTAAAGATTCTGGT